GAGACCTTTTCCTTGATTGCCTCTTGATCTGCATCTGGAATCTTTACCCCACCGCGAGCGCCGTTGAGAACTCCTGCGACTGCAAAGATTCCTTTTGGAATGGCTGTCAGTTTTCCATCAATCACATCGGCGAACTGCAACTTGTAGGATCCAAGAAGCTCTTTATTTGATTCGTCAACATAGAAGAATGCTTCTCCATACTTTGACCAATCCATCGCATCTTTGCCACCTGCGAAGTCTTGAACGCGCTTATCTGCTGCCGCTGCATCCCAAGTGGTATCGCGTGGAGCAAGAGGAAGATCAGAAGCGCCAGATGCTGATCTGGAATAAGAGATCATCATTGGCATGGTTTCTTCTTCTTCTTCTTCATCATCTTCATCAATGCCTTGGGCATCAACTGGATCTGGAGAAGGTTGAGTCACTTCAAGTCCAAGAGATGCTGTCAGTTGCCACTTCCAGAATTGATGTTGATCAATTCGACCTGCTAAGAAGTTCGCCACGCCTTGTTGATTGTAGGCAGTGGCACAATCGAAAGCATCTGAAAGTTCATCAAGGATCATGTCATTTGCAGTGAGCAAATCCATCGCCAAAGCAATTGGATCTTGCAAAGTTGCTGGAGCATCTTCAAGGCATCGGAGCGCTATGAATGCAGGAAGTGTGAATGGTGCAAGTGATCCGAGCTTCCTAAGATTCTCAGCGATTGGATCAATTGACTCATACACATCCTCATATATTTTTAGGAAGAGTTTGTGATACTCGCTGAAGTCTGAACCTTTTACATTCCAATGAGCGCCATGCGCTCGGAAGTAGAAGCTGACAACATCTGCGAGAAGTTCAGCCAGTTCTTCATTCAAATCTGAATCCTGATTCATGTCAGCCATTTCATCCTCCTCGGATGCCATCATGGAAAGCGCTCTGGCGCTCTTTGAGATTTGATTTCTGATTTTTGTTGACCATGTGAATCCAGCATCCCCACCCCAAGCTGACCACGCCACTCTTCCCGGAGATGGGAATCCATCTTCTCCAGAATTGAATCCTTGCGCCTTCTTATCCACTTCATGCCTTTTGAAAAATGAATACATTCTCAAAATTGTTTCAGCGCTGACCTTCGTTCCTGCTGCTAAGTCTTCGGCTCTCTTCTTTCCAGTAGGAGTGAAGCCAGAACCAGCAAGCCCATCAGCAATCCAACCCAAAGCTCTTTTCGCTTCATCCTGAACTCCTTTTGGTGGTGTGAAAGTTTCAGCCATTATTCAAGAACTCCCATGACTGGCGCGGATGGATCGGCATCTTCTCCCAGTGAAGGATTCATGCCACCGGCAGTCACATTTCCAGCGAGAGCCTGATTGAAGGAATCGCCGCCAGTGTATGGCTCCAAGCCTTCGATCTGTCGGACTTCATTTGGAGTTCGTGCGCCCATTGAAACATTGATCATGTTCACTCGAGCGCGAGTGATTGCATCTGTGCGAAGCAGAGTTGAAGTATCGAATGCAACATCATCGGCTGGATCAAGGATTGTTGAAAGTGCAATTTCAATCCTGCGGATCCAAGGAGAAATGGTGTGGGTGAGGAAATTCAAGGAAGCCTGTTCAACATTCTGATAAGTCTGATTATCGCCAGATGCAAGAATCAAATGTGAAGGGATGCGGAAGATTCTGGCTATATCTCGCACGAGTTGTTCGCGTGTTTTGATCATCTCAGAATCAGCAGCGGATGTGGTGATTGGTCGGAACTTCAATCCATCTGAAAGAACGGCTGGCTTGCGATGGCGGCGATGTGTTGCTTCCCAAGTAGCTTGAATCACGCGAGCCTGTTCGAGATTGAGCTTTTGATCTGTCTCAAGGATTCCTGAAGGAGTACCTCCCTCTCCATAGAACTGAGCAAGATGGCGATCCATCGCAATGGAAAGTCCGATCAGATTCCTTGCCTGATTGAGTGGTGAAATACCCACCAAAGATTGCGGAGGAGTGAACCAGCGCAAGTGCAACATATCTTCTCGGTTCATCTCATTTCCAAGATGGAGATATCTGCGACCTGTCATGTCCCCAGTTGGAAGCACCTGCATCTGATAAGGATGCAAAGGAACCAGACCGATCATGTTGCCTGCGCGATCTCGATCAATTTTTACATACGCGTTACCATGCAAAGCCATTGATGCAACAATCTGATGGATCAATTCGTATGTGTTGGATTCTGGATCTGGATCTGCCAAGACATCTGGCAAAGCTCTCAGAGTTCTTTTTCCATCTGATTCAATCGTGAATGATCGAAGAGGCATCGATGCAACTGAATCAGCCAGCAATGAAACTGATCCAAGAACTGCGGAAATTCCAAGGGAAGTCCATTCATCAATGCGCTCGCCTGCCGCGCTCGTCATGGAGGTTTGTCCATAGAGTTGGCTCAGTGGGGAGACATAGTTATTGAACTGCGGATAGCGCCCGACTGTGAAACCTCTGGTGAAGATGCTCATCAGATCACTCCTTCATCAGTTGCTCGGGTTGCGAGATAGCTTCCAGCCAAGATCAATGCTCCACCTGCTATCAATGCAGCGCCCAATCCAAAGCAAAGATCGATTCCGGCTGCGATCATGATCGCGCCGAGAATCTCAATCGTTGTCGTGATTATCAAAAACACTGGGAACCTCCGAATTGCCTATTGACCAAGGATCAAAGATTTGTGGAATGTTTCCACCTTGAGAATGCCACCAACTAGCTCGCTCTAGTGCCATCACTGAGGAAACCGCCAAGTCAATTCTTCGCTTCGAACCTTTGGCTTCTTTTGCAAGTCTTGATCCTCGGTTGTCGGTTCGCAATTGCGCGTTGCCGATATGTCTTGCTAGTTGAGCATCGCCATTGTGAGTGATGTTCTTGTTCACGCAAGCCTCGAAGAATCGTGTGGTTGCTGGAGTCATTCGTGAAACTGTCTGTGGGAAAACGACCACCGGAAGATTCTCTTCGCTCAAGACTTGGAAAGTTCTCGCCCACCTGTACGGATCGCAAGCGATTTCCAAGACCTGCCATTTGATGGCGGCGTTGCGAATTGCATCCTCAACTTCAAGGATGGGAACTTGCCAGCTGGCATCGGCTTCATCTGGCTTCTCCCAGACTGCAACTGGAAAGATGTGAGGAACTTCTTCCACTGTCACTGCGACAATGGCAGTGCAGTCACCGTTGAAACTGCCATCAAAGCCAAGGACAACATCAACTCCATCGCGTACATCGCGTACATCTGCGATGGCATCCCAGATCCCATGTGGGAGCCAAGTGTCTGAGGTTGATGTCCAGATGTTGAGTCGCTTTGTTTTGAATTCGGATTCTGGAGTTCGAAGGATTGCGGAGGCAAAGTCATCGGCTGCCACGATGTCAGCAAATCCGGGATTGGCATCGCGCCAACAATCTTCCGAGCGATAGTCAAGGTCAGAATTCGCTTCCCACCATGCAAGGAAGAAGGTTGGATCATCAACCTCGCCCAGTGCAACTCTCTTTCCGTATTCGTAGAGAGAGAAGCAGACTGAATCCTTGCCACTGGAATCAGATTTGACTCCAGCAGTGGTGATGGCAATCAGCATTGGTTCAATTCTTGCGCCCATCGCCAAGCTCATCACATCGAAAAGTTCTCGATTCGGTTGCGCGTGAAGCTCATCGAAGCAGACCAGCGTTGGATTCAATCCTTCTTTCGAGAAGGCATCGGCTGAGAGTGCGCGATAGACAGATCCAGTCTTTGGATTGTGGATGGTGTCTTTGTACACAGTGAGCATCTCGGAAAGTTCAGGATGGAGCCTGACCATCTCTTTGGCAGTGTTGAAGACAATCTTTGCTTGTTCCTTTTCAGCGGCGCAGGAGTAAATCTCGCCACCATTTGCGCCTAGCACCAAGGATTCCAAAGCAACTGCCGAGAGCCATGCGGATTTGCCGTTCTTGCGTGGCAGTCCGATCAGTCCAACTCGATGACGGAAAGTGCCATCGGCTTTGACTGCAAATAAATTGCGAGTGAGTTCTCTTTGCCAAGGTCTGAAGATGAGGTCTTCGCCAGCATGACCAGCGATGGAATCTTTTGTGATCTTGCAGAGAGTTTCCGCGAAGTCTGCGATTTCATCTCCGCGTGATCTTTTGAGATCCGATGCTGGAACTTTGGTGAGCCATCTTGGTGGGAATCCTTGAATTGATTTCTTCCCTGCCATTATTGCGCCCCCCGGCTTTTTTACTTCTTGCGAGCTTCTCGCTTTGCGAGTAGTTTGTCGATGGCGCTAATTGCCTTCACTTCTGCAACGCCTAGCCTTGATCTAGCAGTTGGATCGAATCCGAGCGATGACAACGCATCCACGAATGATTTGTTGATCTGAACGAGCAAGCGACCATCGGCAGATTCCAAAGTGGCTCGATACTTCTTGCGAGCGAGCGCGACATCATCTGCGAGCCTTGATGCGTTCTCAATGGCTTGAAGATCACTTGATGGTGAAAGCCAAGTGATGGCGTAATCCCAAGCCTTCTCCCAGAATGCCAAGCCTTCTGCTCCCAATCCTTCTGGAGCTGGAGGAGTATTCGCCGCCATTGGAAGAGTTGTGACCACTGCAAGCTCAGGAAGTTTGCGCCTTCCCGGATTTCCAGTAATTCTTTTGATTTCTATTGGCTTTGGTG